GCTATGCTGCTGATGGCATAGGGTTTTTCGCTTGTATGTGATGCGAGGCGAATAGTGTACAGCATAGGTGTACAGCCTACTGCATGTGCACAGTAATTGTACAACTATGCCTATCGTTTGAGGCTAGTTCTGCTGCTTTGGTAGGCAACTAGTGAACATGCAGTGTACACTCACTAGACCACAAAATGTAGTGGGTGGAGTTATGCCAAATAGGGTGAGACCACTAGATGTTGTGGCTGTTGGGCAGTGTGTATGATAGTGTGAAACTATTGGCACAGAGAGTGCTATGTATTCAAGGCAGGACCGAACAACATTTAACAGGAGTGTAAACAATGTGTGAAGTATGCGAATCAGAACAAGCGGAACCATCCGAGGATCTCAATGTAACACCAACACCACCCGAGGGTTTTCGATGGGGCAGGTTGGGTGAGACTATTCCTGCGGGTAGTCAGTGGTACTACCGAGGCGTGCATGACGGTAGTGGTGAGGGTAGTGCTGGGGAAAGACTACGCCTCCAACCACCACACTATTGTGCGTTTCCAATTGTCCCGTCAGATATTTCTGATAAGGAGACAATGGCACCTGAGCCAATTGTTTATCCTGATGACTGGTCCGACAATGCCAAACGATTGGCACGGTATCTCGAAGGACTGACAGCGTACGAAGGCAAGCCGGAAAAGTGTGTCCCGGCAATTGAACGAGTACAGTCACTTTACCCAAATGGATTTGGTTGTACCGACACTGGCGAGATTTATCAACTAGGCTTTACTGGCAAACGTACAGCAGTCCGTTTTCGTATGTTCACCGATAACATGAAATGGCCAACATACAGTTCTCACTATGATACGTTTTGCGAGCGTATCTTTTCCGAGTCTACTGGCAAGATTCACATTGCTTCTGGCGACGACATACACGAGATTTTTCAGACTCATCGGCCTGGCTCCTGCATGGGGGGCGATGGTAATGATCTACACTCATTCCGAGAAGTGTATGCCGTCAACGATAAGACAATCGGAATCATCTATTCTGGTCCGAAGTCTAACCCATTGGTTGAGTCGGTATGTTCCTGCCTGTTCTGGATTGGTAAAAAGAGAATCTATCTTGATCGTTTGTACTCATCCGGAACATACCACGCGAAACTACACTATGATCTATTCGCGAATCATCTTGAGAAGCAATACGGCAAGCCTTGCGTTCCGATTTTTACCAATTCGCACAAACGCAAACAATGGTCAAAGAGTATCACATTCAAATTGGCCAATCATGGTAATCCCCTGCCATATATGGACACAATCCAGAATGTAAAGGATTGCAATTCTAGATTTATCTGGATGACAACAAAGACAACAGGACTACGTTGTACCGACACTAGCGGAACATGGCCCGACGGCAGGGGGCGTTGCAAGTGTTCAGGATGTAATTGTTCGCTGGACGAAGACGACGCATACCACTGGGACGATTCAACGTACTGTGAAGAATGCTACGATGAGACTGTAGGACACTGCCAATATACTGAACAGGATTGCGATGCTGACGATATTCAATCGATCGAATTGTACGGTCATCCATCGAACTATTCTCGACGATACAATCGGTTTGACGTTACTTGGCGTACAATGTCAGTGTCGAGCGATACCATTTCATCATATTTCACAGAATTGCACGATGGCAGTTATGCTGAAAATGATCTAACGATCGAGGACAATCGAGGACGTGCGTTCACCAATGATCCTGATTCATGGGACGACGCTACACTGACGGAAGACGGTGAATTGTACCACATTGATGACGTTGTCCAATTGAGTGATGGTAGAACGTATCCTCAAGACGAGTGTGTTGAGGTTGACGGGGAATGGTACTTGTCAGGCGAAGAACCTGAAACGGAAGACGATAGTGCCGATGATGATTCTGAGAACGAAGACACTACGGAACAGGAAGACAGTTTAGAACCTGTTGTGTCTGCAATCGTTGATCGTCGTGACCTGTCGGACAATTGGACACCCCCAGAAGGCTATCGAATTCTGGATGCTGGTGAAGTAATTCAGCCTGGCGATTGTTGTTTTGGTGATCCTGGTTATCGTCGTTTGGTTCTGCACTATAATCCGCTTGGATTCGCTTCTCACGATTATGGTAGAATCGTCGGTAGCAACGCTCTACTTTACACTCGATCTATTACAGAAAACATGGTGACAGAATGATAGAACTAAACGTGGAACAATTCGAACTAATCGTTCGGGAATGCTGTACACTCACCACCGATGATATGTTCCGTCGATTGTGTGAAGTTTACGGTTTTACACTTACTCATCGTGGATCTGAACAATGGGGTAAGGCTGGAAAGATGATCCATAACCGTTATGCCTATCGCCCTGGCAAGTTTGCAGACAGTCCGTTGCTAGTCTGTCATGCTGACACGGTCTTAGGAAATCTCAGCTATTCGTACGACGTGGAACGTATGGTTGTAACTTCTTCCGAACTGGACGATCGTTTGGGTATCGCTTGTATGTTGTATTCCCTGTCGCTGAGGAATGCTCTTTCTGAATGTGCTATGTTGGTGTGTGACAACGAAGAGATTGCAAGTACTACAGCCAGCCAGTTTACTGACGATACGCTGGCGATGAATGGCACATCAGAAACAGGGTTACCAGTTTGGCTGATGGAATTCGATAGGAGAGGTGTGGACGTGGTCACGTATGTCTATGGCAACGATACATTTCATTCATTGTTGGAATCCGTAGGGTTTACAGTAGGTGAGGGTTCCTTTTCCGATATATCCAGCATGGTTGATATTGGGCGTAGTGGCGTGAATGTTGGAGTAGGGTATCATTCAGAACATTCAACACGTTGCCACGCAAGGCTGAGCGATACGCTGCTCCAATTGGGGCGTGCTGTTCAGTTCTGTGAGTTCTATTCTTGCGTGACACTACGCTACGCCCCGAGACTTCAGAAGTATGGTAAGTATGAACGGTTTAACTATGACGGGTACTACGACGACGACAGATCATTGTTTTCATCTACGGGTGCAAAACTATCGTTGACGCCTGTCGTCGATGATATGTGGGACAATCCGATTGATGAAGACGATGTGAACGAACTAGAGTGTTGCGAATGTTGTGATGCAATCACTCACGAGCAGGACATGTTAGACTTTGGTGGACAACGTATCTGCGAGCAGTGTTATCGTGATTTCGTGTCGCCCAATTCTCTTTCCTAGTCTCTTTTCAGGATTCTCAAAATGTTGCTGCAATCACGCTCTTTTGCATCGTATGGCAATGCCGATAATCTCAAAGCTGATGTTGATACCATTCGTCAGTTCATCGGCCAGTCTTCTCTCCCGGTTGTTGACCAATTGTCCATTTTGTTTCTCAGGAGATTTTCGCTATGTCAGGCTTCAATTCTAGTTCAGACAATGCCAGTGGTTCCCTCAGTAGCGAGGATAAAGAGTTTCTGAGGATGCAGCGTAACGCCGATAACATGGTGGTGTGTATGGTGGGAATGGTGGTATCGTGGTTAGGTTGGTTGGTTGTGAGTCTTATCGAATTGGCGTAGTGCAGACGACATAACGCGAACAGCGTGCCTCGACTGGGGAATCAGTCTTCACCTCAACCCGGACATCACAAGTGTCGCGGGTTTTCTTGCGTCCGGTGTTTTGCCAGTGTGGTCACCCTCTCAATTCGAGCGATGACGACACTGGTAAGATTCTGGACGTTGTTGCGTTTGCGGGTTGACCATTGTATCGGCTTTTCAATCCTTCGACGTTCTAGAGGTATTCTGTGCGATTGCGGCAAACGTGGGATATATCACCCACTGAATTGGTAGGGGTTTCAAAGTGAACTGAACAGTTTAGTTTATCTAGTGTACAAAGTGTCACCTAGTCTAGAATCGCACAGGATAGGGCACCAAGGGCTTGAGATTCTGGACGATACAATACTCGCATTGAAGTATCCTCGGACGTTCTAGGGGTATCCTGTAGCCTCACAATGCGAATTCGAGTGTGGGCGATAGGTTCAATTGTGTTCTAGTGGTACAGGATACCAGCAAAACACTACATGTTGTGGTTGACAGAAAGTGTCGCCCCAATATGTTGTGGTTTGCACAGGGAATCGGTACGGATGGACCAATATATCCCACCAAAATGGTAGGATTTAATGGGGCACCTATTGGGTGGGATATTGGCTAACATAGGGGTCGGTAGACTCGTTGGGGGATACGAGGTTAGACAAAATGTGGATGGAGGTTTTTTTGGACCAACGACAGGAAGTACTGGCTGGACTGGTGAATGGTCAGGCTGGAGGAGGAAATACAGAAGTGTGAAAAGTACCCTGAAGGTTTTTTGAAAATTTTTTGAACTGTTTTTCTTGACTTAAAAGCAGAGTAGCGGTACATTGTGTGGTAGTAATGCCGGACTATTCCATTACGGGAGATTTTTTTAATGAAGACGTGTGCCCGCTGCAAAATACTCAAACCGCATGAAGATTTTTACAAGAACAAGAAGAGTAAAGACGGTTTATCCAGCTACTGCTCGTCGTGTTGTAAGGCTGCTGTAACAGCCTCTACTCGCAAACATGCAGGTAGCACTGATGAAGCTGTCAAGCAACGACGTAGAGATGCGTACAAAGACAAGTACAGGCACCAAGCGAGACTAAGATACCACCAAAAACGTGAGGAACTGATTGAGTACCAGAAGCAGTGGCACGCAGAGAACAAAGTGTCAGTTAAGCAGTACCGAAGTAGGTTTTATGCTGTTGTAGCCAATCGTGTATACAAGAATGCTCAAGGTAGATACACAGCGGTAGTATCACGTAAAGTAGGGGGTAAGCCTTTACCTTTCCGTATTCTTATTGGGTGTAACAAGACTCAGTTGTTCGAGCACATGGCATCGCTATTTACTGAGGGTATGACAGGAGATAACTACGGTGAATGGGAGATTGATCACATCCGACCAATTTGCTCGTTCGATCTAACGGATACGGAACAGATGAAGCAGTGTTTTCACTACACGAACATGCAGCCTTTATGGAAAGAAGAGAACCAAGCGAAAGGAACCAAATGGCTCGAATAGTTGGATCAAAAAATGAAGTACCTATTGCAACATGATTTGAAGTTGCTACAGTTCTGGTGTGGGAAATGTGTCCCGTAAATATTTCTGGAGGAAGTAATATGAATGGTGAATTGTTGGGACTACCTGATGGGTATCGGGCTGTGCGTTGGGGTTGTGTGGAACTAAACGAATGGTACATGAATGGTAGGAGTGCATTTAAATGGAACAGTTATGAGGCATCAGTAGGTAGCTATCTGATTGTTGAGAAGGTCGAGCCACCTAAGCCGAAGACCCGTTCAGTTGTTCTGAACAGGTATCTTGTGTGGGATGCCGATGTCCCTTGCTCTTATCGTGTGGTTGTTGCTGAGGAGGACTATGTGACAGACAACTGGCAGAACTTTACCTTGCTTGGTCATTCAGAAACTATTGAAGTGGAGGTGTAAGTATGAGCAACAGACTTAAACCAGAACAGTTTGGTGGCAGTAACAAGCAGCCGAAGGAGAACTACAAGCCAATGCGTCTGGATGACGTGATGCAGAACTCATTGGCTGAGGTCTGTAAGGAATGGATCGGTGACGGTAAAGGTAAGGAATGGACGCTCAAGTGGATGAATGATCGGTTTGATCTGCATGGTAAGATGAACCTGCGACGAGTGTGTACTGACATCGAGATGGAGAACAAGGAGACTGGTGACCTGAAGGATGTGATGTTCAGCTTCCAGAATGGTCAGGTGTTCTCACTGGATCTGATGAGGTGCCTGTCGTTCACTAAGGCTCTGGAATATGTTCTGAGGAAGGAAGACTTTGGTGATGTGCAGGAAGGGATACATCATCAGAGTCTCATGTCGTTCATGGCGGCTATGGTAGAGAAGTATAAGCATTACGTTATCTGGCGTATGGCGTACATGACCGAGGATCACGCTGAGACGATGATGTTTGGTTGTCTGCTCAGAGATATTGGAATGGACGACGGTCCTCAGTTGTGTGCTGGGCTGCCGTATCCTATTGTGGGATCGGTGTTGGAACTGCTGGTTAAGACTGGTGTGCTTGACTACTCAGGTGATATGGTTAGCTGATGTCTGGACGTAAAGAAACCCCGATGCTTCATGTGAAGGTCGGGGTATTTCAGTTGGTAGAGGACAGTTATTCCGCGTTTACTTCCGGAACAATCAGAATCACGACCTCGACCACTTTCCCGGACTGCAAAAGCAAATTCCACTGTGCGTCGCGTTGACCGTAGAAGTCGACAATCATCTTATCGCGGACCCGCTGGACCGACTCGGCAATCGAATACAAATCGATTTCTCCATCGCGGTCCTGATACGCGAAGCACTTTTCGTTCTCGTTCGTCATTGTTTTTCGCCTATCGGAGTACCAGACCGCTGCTCATTCACCCGTCACTATTGACGGGACGATATTCTCAGACCACGCCTTCACGATCCAATACGCTTGCTGCGTCATCGCCGCATCGGCCTGAGCCGTTTGCACGATCCATTGGCCGTTGCTGTTGCAGTCAGACTGAATGATATTTGCTGTGGATCGCTGACCTCTCAACCACGCTACCGCTTCTTCGTATGTCATGTTTTTCCTTTGTTTCTGCGCCCACCGAATACAAGTTCCGCTGCTCATTTTGCCATATAAACACCAATGTTTTCGAACTATTCAGTAACGCTTACCAGTTGCAACCGGAACGGAATTCCTCTGTTACTTTTTATGATACTCATTCCATAACCATTTGACAATGGGCCATGCAAAGTTTCTGAAGAGGAACCATGCTAACCAGCCATAGCCCATCTCGTAGCGGATAGCCAGTTCCATCTCACGAGCATCGACTGGTGCATCAGGTAGTTCTGCGATACGAAAGAATGACTGGCTGATGGTCAGTGCCTGAGCAGCACGCTTGGGTAGATGTTTAGTGGACAGTATGGTTCGGTTAGCCGGTGCTGTCTTCCATTCTGGTGGAAGTAACTCGAATCGTTCCAGCATCTTACGCTCAAGGTCACACTGTTCTGGTACAGACATGGGGGTGAATCGCATGGTAGCCTTTACTTAAAGTTGATGGTAAGGTCTGGGATCATGACCTCGGGGGTGATGACTGTAACGGATTTGTAATCGGATGTGAAGCGTACTTCTGAAATAGAAGCTGATGCTGTGATGCCGAGCTTACGGACTGATGCCTGAATGGGCGGATCAATCTTGATGGATGTGGTTTCCAACTTGATTGTCTGGTTCCCCGGCCAGATCAGCAGCAGACCTAGTGCCTCACTCTTGTACTGTTTGTCCTTCATGAGTTTCTGAAGGATAGATGGAACAGAGTCAGGCACGTTGACATCATACTCGAACCATCCACCGTAGAGAGGCTGGTCTGGTGTGATGAATGGTTTAGACTTGCTGGCTTCAGCAGCAGCTTGCTGTTCGAGGTATGCTGCCAGTACTGATACTACCGTTTCTGGTGTAGCGTCGACACCTTCAGTTGTTGCTACGATTTGGGATGGTGGTGCAGCCAGTTGGACGGTGAACTCCTGTGGGATGAACTTGATGTTCTGCCCATACTGACTGTTGGCCACCGTGAAGTCGATGACGTGTTCAGGCTTGCCACCAGATGCAAGAAAGTTGGCCTTACCTCGTGGACATGCCGGACAGTTGGGACCGACAGCCAGGTAGCGTTCAGGTGCTGGTGCTGCTGAGACTAACAGGCTGAAGGTAACACTGGGTTTGTCAGGCTCTGGTGCTGGAGGGGTCTCAGGCTGCTCAGGAGCCTCGATGACTGGTTCTGGGACAGGAATACTCTTCAGTCGATCTCTGGCCTGCTGTAGGGTATCCTGTGCGATCAGGGAGGGTGTCAGTAATAGGAAAAGGTATATGGCTCTCATGCAAGTTCTCCTGCTGGGTTGGGATTAAGGAGGGGGTTGTCTGGAATCCATTGAAGTTCATTCTTCCAGTCCACGATACGAGGCTCTGGAGTCTTGAGGTCTGAGCAGCCGATGGTGACAGTCCCTTTGTCCTGTGCCTGACTGTCAACGAACTGCTTGGTGTGGTAGGCAAAGCCATTGTCGCCATAAGTCTTGTAGTGACTGTTGGCTTCTACGAGATGGATAACACCGTTGATAGTGATCCAGTCGACGTAGGCACGAGCGTGTCCACCACCACCAGAGACAAAGCGTGTAGCAATGCCTGCTGAGTTAGGCTTCCAGTTGCCCCACGCACCACCGACTTCAACTGCTCCTTGTCCTGTCTGCAGGAAGCGTAGGATCTGATCGAAGCCTCGTAGCTCGATCGAATAACCGATGGTCCAGTTGGCAGCGATGCCGTAACAATCTCGGGGGAAAGGAAAGTTGTAGTCAACCTTGTACGGGTACTCGGCCTTACCATCATTGTCGATGTCTTCTGGTAGACAACCAACCTTCTTGGCTGCTGCTACAACACCGTCGATGGTGGCTCCATTGTCTCCTCGGATACCAGAGACTTCCTGACCACGACGATAGGACCACAGTGGGTTGAACTGCCGCCATACACGAGTCTGGTTGTAATGACAAACTTCGGCGGTGTTGGTAAGACCAAAGCCAGCACAGGAGTTCATCTGTGCCTGATCGTCTCGTCGCATCAAGTCTTTGATCCCTCGTGTATCCGGGATGTCTCCAGTACACACGAGGGACATGATATCGAACTTGATACACTGAGCAGAGAGTGCTGCTCGGTCTTCACGTCGTGGATCGTAACCAGTAAAGTGCCATGTCATATCAGAGACTCCTGTTCTTCAGGTCGAATGCGAACTTGGTAGGATCACCACCATCAGCAGCTTTGGCAGCAATATCATTGATTGGTTGGTAGGCTGCTTTGTAGACAGCTACCTGACGGTCGTTGATGTACTTGAGTGCGTCTGCTGGTGTCTTGAACGTGTCACGTTTGGTAGCGAACTGTGCCCACTCTTCTGCCAGTAGCTCACGATACGCATCGTTGGCTGTGTCCAGCTTATCCTTGTCGACGACTGGTGTTGGGTCTGGAGGAATGGGTGTAACGGATGGTTGGTGAGGTAGCAGGATCATGGCAGCAACAGCAGCGAGTACAATGTTGTTGCTGGTGAAGATTTTCTTCAGGTCTATCTTGGCGAGTAGCCCCTTGATAGTTTCTGGTGAAGGAAGAATCTTAGGTAGCTGGGTGAGAGCAATGATTGCTCCGAGGATGTAGAGTTTGGTTTGAAGATCGAGTTGGATCATTTGGTTCCCTTTGACTTAATGGACCAGAAGACTGTAAGTGCTGCCACGATACCGGCAACGATAGTGGTTGCTGTTGAGTCATCCATGTAACCTTGGCTGACGGTGATGCCAGCGATGACTGTCAGGATGTGTCTTGCAATTCCTTGGTACTGTTCGATCGACATAGTAACTACCTTTCTAATAAGTTAGTAAATCTTTCTTCTGGCTCGTTCATTGTCAGTTTTCTTTCGGTGACACGGAATACATTTCGTGGATTTGTTGCTATCCTCGTCGCTGCCACCAGCTTCGATAGGGACTTCGTGATCACATTCCAAAAACGCCTCAGGGTACGACTCACCGCATACCTGACAAGTGAAACCATCGCGTTCAAGTATTCGCATTCGGTCTTTTGTTCTTCCCCGTCGCTTGTGGACTGCGACCTTTTCCACTAGGGGTTGGTCTCTTCGGTTTGGGTTCTTGATCTTCACTGTCGGATAGACCGGCTTCGACATGTTGTTCTACCAATCTAAAGGCATCCTGAATCCAGCGAGCACACTTGAGGGTTGGTACTGTGCGACCACGGACAGGGCGATGATCTGTATCGTTGGGGATGAGGATGCCCAATGAGATCAGATCGTCGATACGCCTTGTAATAGTTTCCAGTGGAATAGAGGTCAGCACAGCGATGGATTGCCGTGTCAGACCACTCTCAGCCAGTGCAACAGTACGAATGATATTATGCTGCCGACTGAAGGCTGTGTCCAGTGCAACCTTGGTCAGCAGTACACGAATCCGTTGAGTAATCTCGGTAGTACCGAGTACGTAGCACAGGCATAAGGCTAGGCGACTAAGTTGTTTCACAACACGGGTAGAGGCTTCTGGTCGAGCATCATAGAGCAGTTCACTGGAGCCGAATTCCTTGCTGCGAGGTGCCTGAGCACGACTACAAGCGATCATATCAGCGAGGGATTGGATCAAGGCTACGTCATGGTCAGTGTAACCCGGACGCAGGATGTCATTGTTTCTGAGAGTGGAATGGAGATGGGACAGGAAGCCTGCTGTGAAGGCTCGCTGTTTAGGAAATGATCGACTGTCGCCAGCATCATTACCTTCGAAGCTAGTTTTGGCTGTATGTTCAAATACACCTTTGACAGCATTAGCGTTGCGTACCTTCTCCATCTCTCTGGTTGTTTCCAGACGACAGTGAAGGAAGCGTTCACCGAGTGCTGCCATGTTTAAGCTGTACACCTTTTCGGTGATACCAATTACCATACCGAAAGAGATATTGGAGAAGTTGGCGGATACACCGTTACGGAAGTGCTTGACCAGTGATCCGTCGTAGATTGAGCGTAGTTCTCCGAATACGTTGGCAAGCTGCAGAGGGTTGGACTCCAGCAATAGTGTTCCGTCTTTGATCACTACACACTTACCTTGCATCAAGGGCACAAGGTGCTTCCCGTTACGATCTCCTGAGATGATACCAGTCAGTGAGTCCAGTGGTGTTGAGTGTATTTCATCCGAGCATATCAGATCGCATACAGTGGACTTGCCTCCTGATGGAGGGGAAACTAGGTATAGCCAGAGAGGGTCGCCGTCCAGTGCCACAGCGATATGGATAGACATGCAGATGGCTAAGCAGTCCTTCAGTGACTCAGTGATCACCATGTCCTGATTGTAGATGTCCATCAGTCTGTCAAATGAATCGCACTGTTGGGGTTGGATAGAAACAACTTCGTCGAGTCTAACTTCGACAAGGGAGGCTTTAATGAGGTCAATAATGTTCATGGGGTTCCTAGCTCATTGCGTTGTGCAGGTCTCTGATGTCGAATTTCTCCGGGATCTCAGAGAACTGAGGGATGGTGATCTGACTCCAGTCCAGATACTGCAGGGTCTTGATCGAGTGACCTGATGACTTGATTCTGCGAGCTACTGATTGAACACCAGATCGTCCTGCGTCATCGTTGTCAAACAGCAGCACTACGTTCTTGTCTTCCAGCAGGTGCAGGTAGTTGGTGCTGAAGCTGGAGCCACAGGTACCCAACAGATCAGGACCATCAGGTAGGCGTGAGAGTAACTGACGCATGACCAGATAGTCCCAGTGTCCTTCAGCAACCCATATCTCTTCAGAGCCTGTCAATGCGGACATACCTAATACCGAACATGACCATGGTTTCGGAGAACTGTAAACGATATTGTCTGAAGGATTGTACTTGTGGAGTGCGATGATGTCCCCTTTCATATTTCTGACAGGGAACCAATAGTAATGACCGTCGCAGCGTATTCCTTCCAGTCTGAGTGCAGATGGTGATACTCCTTTCTTCATACCACAGAACTGTTTAGCTTGCGGCATGGTGAGGTCTGGTAGCTGTGAGAACCATTCACGCATGTAGGACACACCGTTGCCGGTCTGCTTACATTTCCAGCACTGGAAGACATGTCCTTCATCCTTAGAGACTGAAAGCTTGTCTGACCCGCACCATAAGCACGCAGTCATGAAGTCTTTGTCAGTCTCTTCGTATGGGACTTCTAGGTGATCGAGTAGTTTCATAGGTGTATCTTCAATTCCTTATCCCAGCGGTTGGTGATCAAGTTTACTTCGACTGGTGCCTTTACGCCATAGTGAGAGGCTGCTGATTCCATCAGATCTTTCAGGTTCCTGACGTGCTTCTTAGGCATTCGTACAGGTACTTCGAAATCGAGTTCGTCGTGGACTTGTAATGCTATTCGCCCTTCAGGATATTCTGAAGTGAGATAAGCATCACATAGAGCCATGGCACGCTTGACGATGACTCCTTCTGCTCCTTGGACAATGTAGTTCACTCCAGCGTGGGCTGCTTTCTCTTCGCGTCCAGTCCACTTGTTGATGTGGGATTTAAGTTCCAGAGGATATGAACCCAAGGTCTCGACGTAACCGACTTCGTTGATCGTCGCTTTAGTTGCTTCGATGAATTCGTGTGCGTGGGGGAATAGAGTTGTGACCGTATCCCACAAACCCGGGATACCGGCAGTGGATTCAATCTTTCTTGGAGAGGCTCCGAATACGAACCCAAAGTTGACATTCTTAGCCACACGTCGTTGGGCCTTCGTAGGTGTCTCGGTGGACGGGACATCGAATATCTTGCGTGCCACGAAATCGTGAGCGTCCCAGCCTCTATCGAAGGCATCCATCATCTCCTGTTCATTGGTGATCTTGGCGAAGATTCTGAGTTGCAATTGAGAGTAGTCTGCTGTCACCCACCATTTATCTGGAGGTGGACCAAAGCAGGAACGCATGGAGGGCGAAGCACGTAACCAACGAGCGATATCTGGTGCATCATCTTCGTAGGGATTACCGGCCTTGGTGATGTTCTGAGCATTAGGATTCTTACTGCTGAATCGGGTGGTCTTTGTCCCCGTGATGTTAAAGGATGGATGAACGTATCCACTGGTACTCCTTGATCGTTCGTATGACTGTAACGAGGTCAGCTTCTTCTCATACTTCTTCAGACTCAGGTAGCAGCTAAGGAACTGGTGCTGCTTGGTTCCGGGTTGGGCCAGTTCGTGCAGCTTGAGGATGCACTTGGCGTCTACTGAGTTGTTACCAGTCTTGGTGAGAGTAACAGGTTCGAAGCCCCAATCCTGAAAGAATAGCTTACGCAGCTTGGTGTCAGTGATGTCTTCGATGCCTGAAAGCTCAGTAACTTTCTGAGAGAGAATACCAATGTACCTGTGGCAGGCTTCCTGTGCGTCCTTTAACTCAGTTGGTCTTACCCATAGTCCATGAGTTTCCATCTTCCATACGATATGCTCAACCTGACGATTGATGTTGAGTAGTTCAGTGACTTGATCTCCGTGACGTTCGAGGAGTTGGTGGAAGTAGAACTCAGCCAGTTCAAAGGTGTTGACACAGTCAGCCTTCAGGTATTGCAGCATGACTGAGTTAAGGACTGAATCACTAAGAGTGGGTCGGAAAGCTGCAGGGATATGTTTTCGTATGGCTGCTGGCAACCAGAAGTCCATTCGATTCCATTTGTTATTCTTTCCACAAGGAAGGAAGGATGGATGATGTCCCTCAGCCGATGCGATGAGCCAGTCTCCGTAGACTGCTTTGAATCGTTTGGTTCTTGTGAGTCTACGGCATTTGTCGACGACACTGATCAACTCCTTGTCTTCAGGGTAGCCTCGCTGCAAGTATTTCTGAGTGAGGAAGTCTAGGCTAAGCTCGTCCGTTGAGCAGTAGAGGTGAGCAAGGGTGGTGGTATCGACTATCTTTTTCCAGAACGACTCTTCTGCTGGTTCATTCCAGTCGTAGATTCCTGATTCACAGAGGGCTTTGAGATCGAATCCTGCGTTGTGGAAGACGATGAGGCTGGCGTTGTCGAAAGTGCTTCTAAGAGACTTCGGATGCTCTTTAGTTCGGTAACGAGTTCTTGGATCAATGTCAGTAGTTGAGTGTTTGAATACGGCTCCATCATAAACTCCAATTGAAAAGCAGGTTGAACCATTTTGCAGAAATAGGCCGGTCGTTTCTGTATCACATGCCAGCATACTCGTATCCGAAAAAGAAGCCCGCTGGGTTAGAGCGGGCTATGAGGAAGACTATGGGAGTAACAGTTACGGAAGGATCAGGTCAGCGTAGTTGGCTTTGACCTTCTTACCATCACGTTCGAGGGTTACGGTGCCAGCATCGTCATCTGCTGCGATGACCTTGAAGGTCAGGGCTTTGGGGGACTTCGCTGGCTTGTAATCGACATCAAAGCCAATCCAGTCAGACGGATTGAATTCTGCTTCAGCAGCGTCTGCAGTATCGTCTGCTTCTTCGGCTGCAGCTTCGTCGAGTTCTTCTGACCATTCATCTGTGGTGTCGTCTGAGTCTGCTGAGTCACCTTCAGTGTCTTCTGGTGAAGAGAAGTCCTGATCGTCTGCTTCAGCAGCCAGTCCTGCGATGTAGAAGTTGTTGCCCTTGCCGTCTTTACGTTTGACGACTCGGATCATGATGTCCTTACCGACTGTGGACTTGATAGCAGCGTCGATCTGGTCGAGGGACAAGTCCTTCGTGTCGATGCCCATCAACTGGAGATCGCACATCAGGTTGTCCAGACCCTGTTCGGCAGAGCGGTACTGGCTGTCATTCAGTCCGTGCAGGATGCCGATACGATGACCGTTGTACTGCTCCTGACCAGCAACAGTTCCATCTACCTTGAAGTCAAGGATGTAATAGGTGTTGCCGTCTTTGGTGATAATGTTGTTGCGACTGAACTTGGTGATGACCTCACCCGGAGGACCAGCGTAGTCCTGCTGAGGTGTTGTCTTCTTAGCGACTTCCACATGCTTCTTCAAGCGAGCATTGGACTTCATGAGTGCTGCGAGGGAGGTTACTTCTTGGGCCATTTGAGGTTCTTTCTCGTCAAAGTATTCGTCAGGCATTCGAACTATAACTATACAAACTATGAAGCCTACTAACAGTATCAGCAGACCTCCTTGACTTCGCTCTGGTTGAGTGAGCATCACATCCCCAGTGCTTCTTTGAGTTTACTCCATGTTTCCTTGGCTGATTCTCCACAGTCGATTTCAGTCATCCCTTCCGGGGTACACCATGACTTAGCTGTGTAATAAGTCGTGGGTGACAATCCGATGAATCGACGTTCACCGACTGTGTTCTTCTTCTTGGTTTTCTGGTCGATAGAGACAAGGATCTCCTGACCCATGAAGAAGACACCGTGTAGATCCTTGGACGTGTACTTCCAGATGTTCTTATCAAGCTCTGGACGATACTGATCATAGTCAGGACCATTCGGGTTGTTGACTGGCTTGAACGTCGAGTGAGCAATCAGTACGACATTGTAACCCTTGGCGACAATCTCCAGCATGGTGCTGAGAAGTTCTGAAGACCAGAATGCTTCAGCAGCTTTCGTGTAACCAGTGTAGTAGGCTGTGAAGTCCTTACTGTCCATGTCGCTGTCAAATAGCATAGAAGCACAGTGCTGGTAGCAAATGTCCTGCAGACCAGAGGTACTGTCGATGACCAGTGTTTGACGATCATGCTTACCATCACGGAAACGCTGCATCGCTGTCATGCAACGCAGGTATCCGGGATGACCACCAGCAGGGATCTCATCGTGAGGTGCCAGTGGTTCCAACTGAATGATAGGGATATCGGCAGGTACAAGGTTTCGTTCCTTATACAGGTAGATGCCCTGTTCTCCACTGGTGGTAATAAACATTGGTTTGGGGAACTGAGCAGCCAATGTTGTCTTTCCCATTCCGGGAGGACTGTAGAGCATCAGGAATCGACCATGCTGAGGCTTGGCTTCAATCAGGTCTTCAAAGATGTTCTGAGAAGAAGCAGTGATAGCAGGTCGGTTGGTTGGTGGTACGGGTTGTCGTTTGATTGGACGTTGGGGTGTATTCATCGGTATGATACTTTTGGTCTAAGGCCGAGGGTTGATCCAGTAAGACGGAAGTTGCGGAAGCGTTCCTGAGTGCCTTCCATAAAGGGGTTGTAGAGTCCGTAAGGTGTTGCCCAATGAAAGCGGTTGATCTCATCCTTTCGGTTAGGGTGCGTCATGTAGGTGTACCAGTCTAGGAACGCTTCGAGCATCGGGTACAGGCACCCGTGCATGAATCTTTCGTATCGTTCTTCGTCAGGTCTGATCCAATATCTGAAGAAGTGGTAATCACGATCCGTGTCAATTGCTTCTGCAAGTCGCAGCCTGAACTCTTCTCGGGTCTCCTTGGACTTCTGTCTTGGACCCCTGTAGCCGAAGCCACCGGGACGCCTGATGTGCTGGTACCAGATCCTTTCTGGAAGATAGCCGTACGAAGCCTTGTAGAGAAGCTGGTACATGTTGACTTGAAGGTTGCGATCAATCTCGCGAGCAATGTCATCTTCACTCCATTCTCCACGGCATTTGTTTTCCATGATGACTGCGTCACCTTCACCGTCGATAAACCCGTTTAGCAGGAGTGATCGACCTGACGGTAACGTGAGTTGGATCTTGTGCTGGCATTCTGACTTGTCTACGTGGAATAGATCCAAGTCAGCACCATACAGTGAGATCCATGTTGTGACCTGATGTTGGGCAAGACCAGCCCACCAACTAATTTCATCATGATCATCGTACTTCGCAGTCTGCTTCTCGAATTCAGTTTGAATGAACTTAGCAGCACCACGAGGCTGACGGGTCTTGATGTATCCCTCAATGCCTGCTTGGATCAGGCTACCGTAGTTCATGTTCTTGTTCCAAGGTTCTACCGCTTCAAGGTCTCTGAGATAAGAGACTTCAAAGGCTACTCGATCGACCAGCCACATCTCAAGTGCTGACAGGCTTAGTCCGTTGACTGCTGGGGACCAGATCATTCGACAGGGGGTGTGCATTTAGTGCCTCAACTACTTTGTGGATATCCTTCAATGCGAATACGACCAACGAATTAGCACGATCACCAGCTTCACCGATGACGCATACTGCTGTCTTGTTTTCGACTTTTGCCTTATCTCTTTCTTCGGTTAACAGGTCACGTAGTCCTTTATTATTTGCCTGTGAGTATTTGCAACTCAAAAATAACAACGGATGATGCGAGTCTGATCTAGTTACCTTACCGTTTCCTCCTGAAAGTGCAGTACGTTCTGTACCGAAGATGGCAGCAACGTATCTTTCGAAGTTTTTCCAAAGGGCTTTAGCCATAACATCGTCCTTGAAGTAATAGGATGCAGGAATACGCTGTGGTACAACACAGCATTTCTGTTAGCGTTACCTGCGAGCAAAATGCCCCTACCGCGTCTGATGTGGCACGGTAAGGCCGTCAACCTGCGACACAGAAACTTCGTCATTGCAGGACTGCCGGGAAGATCAACTAAGCTGAGACTGTTGCTGGCTTAGCTTTACGTTTTGGTCGAGGTCGTTTAGCTGCTTGCGTAGCTTCTGTGCTCGACTCAACAGCATCAACTGCTGCCGCTTCATCTCCTTCGTCAGGTCGATCGTCTCCTGCATCCCGTACGTCAGGGTCCGCAACTGGTGCTGGCTCTGTTGGTTGGCTTGACGCAGCTTTCGCAGCAGCAGCACGTTCGAAACACAGAGTATGGTAACCGTCAAACATAACAGGGAAGTCAGTATAACCATCACGCTCTTTCTTATTCAGGGAGATGTCGGAGACCTTCAGACCAGTACGACCTTCGAGGACTGCCTTAGCGGCTTTAACGAATGGTCCTACCCAGTCACGGTCACGGTCCTTGCTGCCCTTCTCTGCGGTCAGCTTGTTCCAGTAACCTGCAAGTGCCCATGCTGGGTCACCCTTGTCGTAACCTGATCCGACAGCCAATTGGTTCAGGAAGATGTCCATCGCATCCTGAATTTCTGAGTTGATAGAGATTTCAATGACAGTGTTGCCGTCATCGTCAAAGCAATCGTTCTCTTCAACGCAAGCAACGTACGTCAGAGCAGCCAGATAAGCAAGGCTCATCTTCAGCCCTTTGTTGCCACCGTCAGCGTCATTGGCGTCCAGTACCATTGTAACGAAGTTGGCAAGTCCAGCATGACGGTTCTGGATGAACGACATCATTTCTGAGATGAGGAACTTAGGTGCTGACGAGACAGTAGCACCACCTTCGATCAACCATACCAGACGTGCAGCACCAGCTAGAGTCTTGGTCCAAGTCTTACGTTTGCTGACTGTGGCGTTCCATGCTTCTGGAATGACAGAGTCTACCCATGGATCACGGAACAGTACGTCGCTGTGTGTGCGAGTCTTACCAGTGTCAACAGTATCGGCAGTGTCGTGAGGGACACCGTAGATGACGACAGCATCCCACTCAGTCTGAGCAGCAGGCCACACTTCGTCCTTCTCAATGGCTTGCTGAGCCAGTACCAGACCCTGCAGACGATGCTGGCCAGAGATCAGGTGCTCTTCGCCTTCAGCGTCAACTGAGAAGATGATAGGCTCACCGTTGCACTTCCACTGACCACGAAGCATTTCGTTGGCGTAGAGGTTGGCAACACTGCGAGACATCGGGCGGTTGCTGTTGTTTAGATCCTTCAGGCAGGCAAGAGCAAATGCGGGTGTAATACACAGCACTTTGGTCTTGATTGGAGTCAGAGTCTTTTCAGCTTTGGAGAACAGAGTTTCAAGTTTCATAGGGGGTCTTTCTTAGTGAAGGTTGTCGTTCGTTCGGGTGCAGTTTAACCGTCAGTCTGCGGGTGTCAACAGTGGAATAACAATTTTTGCAACATTCATCAGTTCGTCACAGATTCGAGTCACGTCATCGCGGGTCATTGTTTCTGAGAGAGGAAGATAGATGATCTCGTGCTGAAGTCTCATTGCGTTGGTTTGCAGGAATGGGTTGCCTCGCAAGTGTTCGAACTCGGCTTGCAACTTCATCGACTTGAAACCCTGACGGGCAGCAATACCTTTCTCGTTGAGTTTTAGTACAAGTTCTCTTTGCTGAAAGCGATCCATTCCTTTGATACGAATGGGATAGATCCACGGATAGATGCACAGCGGCATCACCCATTCCAGAGGTACGTAGCAATCATAATCGACAGACCGTTCCAGCTTGTTGATATAGCTCGCTGAAAAGTTTCTGAGTGAAGGAAGAATTAGTTCAGCGTGAGCGTTGCTCATGCGAGCATTGACCCCACGAGGAACGTGAAAGTAATCGTGATTGTCGTCAAAGCCAAGAGTACGAAGCTGTTTAGCCAGTCGTACGTCTTGAGGGTTCTTGAAAGCGATCATTCCGCCTTCTTCACCGTGGATCGTCTTGTTCTTGTAGAAGGACCAGCAGGCTGCAAACGAGTTTGGATGCGGCTTAGCACCATGAACTTCAGCCATGTCTTCGATGACCAATGGACCGTACGGCTTACGATGTAACGCAGCAACGTCACATAGATTGCCGTAGATATGCACAGCCATGACAATGTGCATCTGATCTGGAACCAAGTCCATGTTCATCTGCAGATTGTCGTTGCAGTCTACAAAGTGGATGTCCAGATCGGCCATGGCAGCAGCACGAGGACAGGCGACCATCGTGTACTCTGGGATAGCGATACTGGGTCTTACTGCACCAGTTACGTCATCAGTGATCTTGGTACGAGCAACTTCACAGGCAATATGCAAGGCTGCTGTGCCACTGGATACTGCGACAGTATTAGGGTTGCCTATGAACTCTCCAAACTCTTTCTCTAGTTGCTCGAAGGCTTGTGTCATTTTGTTTGCTCGTTTTGAGGGTTTACGTGTTTCCAAGTTTTTCTACGAACCAGTAAATCTATCAGTTGTGTGGACACTCCGAATTCTTTTGCTAGAGCATTCATTCCATTGACTCGGCATCTGGGTTTGTACCTCTGCAAAATCGTAGTGGCAATGGTCTCGGTTATCTTAGATGCTTTGTTTTTGTTTCCTTTTGCGTGTCTGTTTTTTGCTACGCAGTCTAACTTGTTGTCAAGTGGGCTTCCGAGCCACAAATGTTCTGGGTTTATGCATTGAGGCACGTCACATCTGTGGCATACGTAATCCCCCTGTCCTATTTCTCCTTTGAATAGTCTGTATGATAGCCGATGTGCTCTGGTCTCGCCAAGACCGTAGCACTGCCCGTAACCTCTGCCCGTTGTGCTTCCGTTCCACAGCCAGCATGGCGTAGTTAGCCCTACCGGCACATGTGACTGGATATCAATGCCGCTCATCAGCCGCAACAATACGTTTTTCCGTTTGTAAATTCCTTTTGGCATGGTTATTTCATCTGTTCGTGAGCACAAGGATCGAAGTCGTAATTGAAGTAAACTTTGTCAGCAGGCGTGTACGGTCCTTGTTTGATCTCAACAAACTGGACATCAGTGATGAAGTGAAATGCGTGACCACCAGAGTACTGTATGTAAATGTCTCCGGTACGTAAAGGCTTTGCTGCTACAAAATTACCATTTGTGTCAAAGATGTCTACGACAATGTGACCTGAACGAACAATCAGTACTTCCTGTGTTCCCATCACTTGTTTCTGGACAGGAAGATGTTGATGAGCTTGGACGACTGTGCCAGCCTGACGATGCAGGACTCCTACCTGAATGGATTGGCTATCATCAGTAACGAATTCAGTCTTCTCCTTCTCGTTGCCAACATGCAGGCTGTGGAGGTGCGTTGCCAGCAGGATCAGTGAGTTTGGGACGTATACGTTGTCAACGAACATTGTTTAGCTCCAAGAGGGTTGTGTACTTCTGAGAGAAGAGAATAGCATGACCATCAGCGTAAACACCTTTGACCGATGACAGATCGAAGCCTAACGCTTTGTAAAAGCTCTGTGATCCGATGTTGCCTGCTCGTGTGAATCCGAATACTGATTCGTAAGGTGGATCGTCTTTGAGTTCTTGCAGCATAGCGAGGACCAGACCACGACCAGTGCCTTGTCCGGGAACGTGAGTCTTGATATGGAGCAGTTCTACGTTATCTCCTGTGGCTCTGCGGTAAACGATGTAACCATTCTCCCACTCGATGAAGGAGACACCACAGTAAGGATGAACGTACTTGTCTAGATCAATTCGACTCATCGTACAACTCCCAGAAGCGTTTAGCCATTCGTTTAGCCATAGCGTATTCGCTGTACTTTTTTGTAATCCATGAGCGTGCTTCGTCGATGTCAACCTTGGGTGGGTTGTCCATCATCTCAATTAGTTTCTTTCTGAACAAAATAGGGTTGTCCCATTGGAAGTATTCTGCTCGACAGCCAAAGTATTCGTGCCCACCATGACGTGGTGAGTTGGAGATGAGAGATGGAACGCCGTGCCAGTAGCCTTCAACGAGTGAAAGCCCACCAGTCGATGCTTCGAATTGTGCTGATATTAGGAAGCGAGCATTGGCGATGATACGCTTGAATTCTTCCCATGGTCTCTCATTCTGTGTTTCGATCAAGTCAACACCGATAGCTTTGCAGTGCTCGTGAGCTAAGTCTCTGTTCGGGTCTGGGTACTTACGCATCACGTCGACAGCATATTCTGGTGAACGAAGCTTGGCGGCTTCCCATGGACGGACTGAAGTCTTGATCAGAGTACAATCGTCTCTACCAGTGAACTCGAATGTCCGATTGGTTACGGTTTCTGATGGTACCCAGATGTCTCTGCAGGTAGTAAGTTCTTCGAGATAAGGGTCCCATAGATCTGGATTAGCTCGTGTGTAACCGTTGCATTCGACTACTTGGAAGGGATACAGATCCCAGTTGTAGTGGATTGTTGGAACGTGTGGGTGGCGTAGACGTTCTCGTTTAACATCGTTCATTTTCCAGATGGTACCACAGAAGATGAATGAGCAATCAGCAGTAAGTTCAAGCTGACAGTCAATGCCGAACTTACGCAGTTCCTCTACGAGTACATCGCCTTCACCGGGTTTCCTATGTGCCTCTGTAAAGTATTCTGGGAACCAGACTTTCATGTGTCGCATTGAAAACACTCCGGGATAAGTCCTGTGTAGAAACTGACACGAGCACCACGAGGAAGTTCCGTCTTAGGTTCCCATGTCTCGAAGCATTGACGGCTCTCACAGTACCATGACCGCTTACGATCTACAGCTTCTCCACGAGCTTCATAATAACGATTCTTGGCTGCTCTGGTTCTCAGCTGGGAGGCGAAGCCCATGTGCACCATATACGGGAGTCCTGGCTGAGTCATACGAGCTAGTCGTAGATCCAGCGAAGTACTACCGATGAACGGTGTGTTGTGATTCCCGTAGTGCAGTCCTCGGTACCATCGCCATACACGACAGTAGGGAATGTCCCAAAAGCCACCAGAGACTTCGAAGTCAAACTGTGGCGTTCGCATTTCCTGTAGGTATGGTGGATACCAGATCTCTCTATGCTTGAAAGCAAATCCGTTGCCAAGAGTCTTAGGTAACAAGTAGTTGATGTCGGTCTGACACTCGAACGGATAGAACTCATCAGCATCCAACACGATGAAGTAATTTGGATGGAAGTCCATGTCGGTTATTGCTCGCAGGTACTGATCGCGAGCTTCGCACTTACCTTGAGCCTTGTCTTTGGCTGAGCAGAAACCGTACTTGATATGAGTAACACGACTGTCGATACTCGCCAGTTGCGACAAGTACTCTGTGGTACCGTCGACACTCAGACCTTCTGGTGAGACCATATCAGGATTAGTTTCTGCGTAGACACGATCGGCAGATTCTACGAAGATCCACTTCTCTACTCCCGGCCAGTTCATGTGCTGTTCGTAGAGTTTAGGGAGCCATTCCATCTCATTGAGCACCAGAGTGCAGAGTGCGAGCTTCATAGTACAGACTCCAGTGCTTCGATGTAACGATGCTTCAGCATTTCCCACGAATTGGCAGTACGATAGTTCTTGCCTTCCAAGGAGAACTTCTCAATATCCTGTCCGTTCCATTGATCGAGGCAGGCAGCAATAGCGACAGGATCTACTACTGACTCTTCGATCTTAAGATGACCAGACATGACCTGAGTGATACGCCGTGCAGCAATTGGGATCAGAGGTTCTTCAGGTAACCACTGGTTAGTTGGAAACCTGTTGGTTGTCATCACCATCATGCCCGAAGCGAATGCTTCCTGCAATGGAAGGCTAAGCCCATTGTATTTTTCTGGTGCGACATAGACATCGTACGTCGGACAGAATAACTCACGACGCTGAATCTCACCAGCAATGATTGTTGGTAGTAACGTGCCCTTTGGTAGATCAGCCTCTTTGAGTAGCTTGTAGATCCCTTCAGGTTTCTGGCAGCGAATAGTCAAGCAGACATGGGATTGAACGTACGCCAATGCTCTGATCAGTTCTAGTGTACCCTTGTGGTTACGAGAGCCAATGTTGCCAGCATTGTGCAGGAACCTACGTGCCTTAGTCCTGCGAGTCCACTGGATGTGCGGCTCAACAGGAATAGAAATGTGGACACCGTCAGGAAAGTATTGCTGATCAAGTAACGATGGATTGATGAACAGATCGAATTTGTGACGTGGATGTTCGAGGAACCATTCATACATCGGAATGATGACAGTCTTGACTCCACGTTCGTGACAAC